ATTATTTACGAAATTATCAAAATCGTATGTACTGCAATCATCAGTATTGCGGCAGTTATAACGGCACAAAGCTGTACTATGTCACTAAGCGTGAGTAAAAATAACAGTAACAGTACTCAAAAAACCGAACAAACAACAACCAGTTCGGCTGACAGTACACAAATCAATATTAACCCAAAAAAATAAAAATCATGGACTTAAAAGAAGCATTCAAAATCAGAAAAAAAGACGCAGAATCAGATGATGTCATCATTACTATTGGTAATCACCTGGCTACTGAACAAATATTTCGATCAGAAGAAGAAGCGCAAAGAGTAATTGACGCAACGGATTGGAATCTAGTAGCAGCAATAATCTATGCCTGCAAAGAGGCTGATCAATGGGAAGAAAAACAAAAAAAATATCAAAAAAAAGAGGAGGAATAAATTATGGCAACCGTAAGAACCATAGGTAAAAATACACTAGGCGACAACAATAAAATGAAAGTCGCAATGAGAGACTACGACATGTCTACTCATGATATTTCAACAGTGTGCAGAACTTCACTTGGAGTAGGAATGCTTGTACCATTCTGTAAGATACTCTGTCAAAAGGGGGACATCATAGATTTAAACCTAATCAACAAGACACTAAGTCAACCAACACTTGGGCCGCTATTCGGATCGTTCAAACTACAACACTTCATGTTCTTTGGAGGTTTCCGGTTATATAACAGCTGGTTACACAACAACCGAACAGGAATTGGTATGAAAATGAGTGACATCAAATTACCAATGATGAAGGCTGAAACAAGTGGAATAGCAACAGATGCAAAAACAAATATTTCGGCATCAGCATTGTACAAATACCTTGGATGGAGTAAATCAAGAAGAACAGGAACTAGCGCAACAACGGGAGTATTAAAAAACGGTGTTCCTCTACTCATGTATCTCGATATATTCAAGAATTTCTTTGCAAACACACAAGAAAAGAAATTTTACATGCTAAAAGGAGCGGGAGAGGTAAAAATTAACTTTGCAAATACATACAAGAATCTAAACGACGGAGTATACATTATTGGAAAAAACCAAGAAACCATAAAGATAACAAATACAACCACTATACAAGCCGGTTTGATGTTAAGTAATTACACAGAATTTTGGAATAGTATAGAAGTCAAAATATTGAATAGCAAAGGAACACTGTTATCAAAAACATTGGCCCAATTAACAAACGAAACATCAAAAGTGCAAATCACATTAAACAATATAGACGCTGATCCATACGCAACAATACTACAATTTTCCGCGACAAAAGAAACAACAAGATTCATAAAAACCGAATTAGGTCAATACGATCTAAAAGTACTTGATCAAATCAGGGACGTAATCTTACACAAAAAAGGAAATGAAACCTTAATTATCACGAGTTCATCCGTAGGAGAATCAGAAAACGGTAGCGCTGATCTAGCAAAATTTGTTGATGAAATGATCAAAAGCCAAAGTAATAAACTAGGAGGAATGTTACTAAAAACATACGATAGCGACATTTTCAACAATTGGATACAAACAGATTGGATCGACGGAGCAGGCGGTATCACAGAAATAACAAGCATCGACATTACAGCCAATGAAGGAAAATTATCAATAGATGCGCTAAACCTGCAACAAAAAGTTTACAACATGTTAAACAGAATCGCGGTATCAGGAGGCACATATCGAGATTGGTTGGAAACGGTATACACAGCAGGAAAATACCTTGATAGGCCGGAAACACCTGTATTCATAGGAGGTATGACACAATATATCGAATTCGATGAAGTGATATCAAAAAGTGCAACAGAAACAGCATACGGTAGTCAACCACTTGGAGACATCGCAGCAATTGGAAGAGGAAGTAAGCCGGTAAATAACGGACACATACACTATCAATGTGAAGAGCCGGGATACATCATGGGATTAATGGCTATTACACCAATGATCGACTATTCACAAGGCAACGACTTTGATCTAAATTTACAAACAATTGATGATCTACACAAGCCAGCACTTGACGGAATTGGATATCAAGACTTAATACAGGAACAAATGGTCGGAGAGACATCCGAATACAATGGAGGTGCAACAATAGATAAAATCAAACATCTAGCCGCTAACAAAACAGTAGCTTGGATCGACTACATGACTAACTATAACCGTACATACGGAGATTTTGCGGCCGGAGAAGCATTAGATTTCATGGTATTAAACAGACGTTACGAAGTAAGTAAAAATAATACGATCGAAGACTTAACCACATACATTGATCCACAGAAACACATCGAAATCTTTGCCGATACATCAATCGACAGTCAAAACTTCTGGGTACAAACAGTGGTACAAGCAACGAGACGAGGAAACTATAGTGCTAAACAAATTCCATTCTTATAACAATGAAAACAATTAATAAAATAAGAGTAAATAACTTCAAAGGAATGATCGAGATAACAGAAAAAGGTGAAACTTTGATCAAAAAAATCCAAAGAATTCTCGACGAAAATGAACCATTGACGGACGGAGCACCTATGATCTACACGCCTAAACAAGCAGGAGTAAGAGATGATTGCAATATACGCACGGACAAATGGTCATTAGCTATGGACGCAATGGATAGAGTGAACAACTACAAATTAAATGAATACCTTAAAAAAGGAGAGGCCGAAGCACCAAAAGCAACAGAAGGCCAAACCGAAGGAGGAGCAACTGAATCAAATCCAACTAGAGACAACTAGTCGGGTACGACTACAAACACTATATGCGAAAAGGGCGGATGTAAATATTTATATCCGCTTTTTAAAGCCAAAAAAGCGCAGTACGCATATAGCATATTATATCAAGTAAATATAGGTAGCGCTTCTTCAAAAGTAAGCGCGAAGAATGTAAAAATTAATTATTATGGGATTAGGAGCAAAACTAGCAGACGCAGCAACCGCAGGTTTAACAGGTGCTGTAACCGGAGGAATAGGGTCAATAATCAGTGGTGGTCTAGGATTACTAGGAGGTCTATTCAAAAAAAACAATAACGGCCTTAAAAACCAACAAAGACTAATGCGACAAGCATGGGAGTACGAAAAAGAAGGAATGGGTCTGCAATATAATTACGGACAACAAGCAGCAGATGCAGAATACAAAAGGAACCTGCAAATGTGGAAAGACACTAATTTCGGAGCACAAAGAAACGAAATGGAAAAGGCAGGATTAAGTGTAGGACTCATGTACGGCAACGGAGGAGGATCAGCAGCAAGCACAGCCGGAGGAACGGCAACTCAACCAAGCGCACCAAAAACCAATCCGGTGGAAGTAGCACTACAACAACAATCACTAGGACTGCAATTGAAGCAAATAGAGGCCCAAAATCGACTCGCAAATGCAGAAGCAACCAAAACCATTGCCGAAGCAAATAAAATCGCAGGAGTGGACACAGAAGGGGCAAAACTAGACAACGAATGGAAGAAAGTTGAGAACAGAATACAACTCAGCCGAGAAAACATCGAAGCAAGTAACGTAACAGCCGCAGAAGCAAACGCTCAAAAAGCAGTAGCAGAATGGAACAGCGCAGTAATTCAAGCAGAGATAGATGCCGAAACCAAAGCAACAAAAACACAAATAATCATCGAACAACTGGCAAACATGAGAAAGGAAGGAGCACTCATGGTAACAAATAGGGAATTAAGCGAAAAGCAAAAAGAAAAAATCGAAAAGGAAATCAACTACATGTTCTACGAGTTATACACCAAGAGGATGTCAGCAGAAGCATCACAAGAAATAGCCAAAGCTACATACGAAAAAGTGAAAAACGAATACGAACTTGGGAAAGGACACTTAAGCAACGAAGAAGACAAGAATCTACGAGAATGGATTTACGGCGGTATTCACGAAGGAGCGGAAATCATAAAAATTATAACAGACTTCCTACCAGCAGGAAAAGCAGGAAAGGTACTCAAAACCATAAAGGAGTACTGGGACAATAACGGAAATCAAAGTACAACTGTAACAAGACAAATGACTGAATAATGTGTTACTTCATTAAAAAGGTACTAAATAAGCGGTTTCTGCCTAATCGTAAGAATGGGTGGAATCCGCCTACATGTACAGACGAAAGATTTAGATATGTAGAAGTAGAATGCGGACACTGTTTCGAATGTCGTAAAAAAAAGAGAAGAGAATGGAGAATTAGAAACTACGAACAATTGAAAGAAACACCTCATGCAGTGTTTTTTACAGGAACAGTATCTCCACAAAGATATGAATATATTTGTAAAAGATATGGATTTAAAAATGATGGATCACAAGATAACGAAATAATTACAAAAATACACAGATTATTCCTAGAAAGAATCAGAAAAGAAACAGGAAAATCAGTAAAGCACTGGTGTGTAACGGAAAAAGGACATACCAATACAAGAAGAATACACCTACACGGATTATTCTATGCAAGAGAAGGTCAAACAAAATGGCAATTAACAAAACTATTATACGAAAACTGGATAGACGGATACAAATACTATGGAAGATATGTCAATGAAAGAACAATAAACTATGTATCAAAATACATGACAAAAAAGGATGAAGACAATCCTGATTATATATCAATAGTACTATGCAGCAAAGGACTTGGAGCAAACTATGCAAAGGAAAACCAACTAAAACACAGATGGAACAAAGAAAAAACAATTACTACATATAAAACACATAACGGACAAGATTTACCATTACCAAGATACTACAAAACAACCATATATACAGACGATCAAAGGCAATTGTTATGGCTATATGCCGAAGATAAAGGAATAAAATGGGTAAAAGGATTCGAAGTGATAGGAGCTAACACGGTGAACAAAGATTACTACGAAAGATTACTCAAAGAAAAAAATGAGAACGGAATCAGCCTACACGAAGACAGTATCGAGGAAATCGAAAGAAAAAAAGCGATCAATCAGATGACAAAATTGCAAAATCTGACAAACAGAAAAAAAGCGCAACGAAGGCAAATCAGAAGAGAAGAGGAAGATATCATGTATCAATACTTATCAGCAGAGTATTGTCCTTTCTAGTTTTCGTTTCACGAAAACGTCTTGTCCGTAACGAACGGACTACACTATGCAGCAGGCTTTATTTTAATTTTACAGGGAGGAAAAGGTAGAGAAGAACAGAAAGGCAGCTACCTACAATACCTAATTAAGGACAGACGTGTACCCGACCAAAAGGTCGTGGTATGCGCCTTTGGCGATATCAAGGTGCTAACGCTCTAGGGCAACGCCCTAGAACCCTGTATTTGTCGCTCGCGCTATGTTAAAATACAATTAACATTTTAAAACTTAGAAATGTTAACGGGATTTAACTATAAGCTCCGAAAAAGCTAGTAGTTAATAAATGTTATAAAAATCAGAAAAAATTTGGAGAATATAAAAAAACAAATACATTTGCAATGTTTAAAAAAACAAAGAGTATTAACCGTTTCACATGAAACATAAAAATTTAAAAATTATGGCAGCAACAAATTGGACTATTATCAGTAGACACAAAAAAAGTGGAGTACTATGTACATGCGAACTAGGAGCTAAATGGACGTATAAAACAGCGTTAGGAATAGCAATTGAATCAAACAACAACGAAACACACGAATTAGTATGTGTAGTAGAAACAAATAAAATATTGCTAAAAAATGACAAAAAAGAAGAAAAAAAGACCGATATATAGTATCGATCAAAAAAATTTCGACACATTCAAAGCAATGAAATCATTCGTGTGGTATAACAGCCATACGGATGAAGAAATACAAGGGTTTGAAATGATCGATGATGAAATACAAAAACATTACATATTCATTAAAAAAGAAAGGAGATTATTATGTAACATAATTTACGACAAACAAAAAGTATATAAGGAATGGTGTGAACATTTACAATTAAAATT